GGAACGAATTGCCGGTGGTATCGGTCGCCTTGCGGTCAGGTTCTTTGCTCGATCTAGCTCTTTGCTCATGATTATCCCTCTACGATTGGTATCCAGCGATGGCGGCAGTTATACCCTCCCCTCACAATAAAGGGGTCACCAGGACTTTTACCTGCCCAGCTGCCAGACCAAATTCGGTCTATTTCTTCGCGTGTATACTCTTTATTGATATGCTTTTTACAGAAATCCCTAGTGTCACGGATTACGTTACCTCGATACCGAAATCGCTCAACACCCATCTCGTTTGCAAGATTAATGGTCAACGAAGCCGAGAACTGATTGATCGAATCTGTTGCATAAGTTGTCGCATAACGCCGCAGGTTATTGCCCAGGCGGTCTGCATTGTAAACACTGTGAAGTCGATCAACCGCCGCCTGTTGTCTGGCTCCAGTTGATGTTTTAGCCACCTCCACCAGCTCCTCAATTTCTGCCTGATCGCTTGCTTGATAGATTCCATTAATACTACCCCTCACTTCTCGTATAACGTCCTGCTTACTCCTACCGGCGAGAGTGGCTTGATATACGCCGTTCGCCAATGTATCCAGCTGTGATTGCGCAAGCGCCTCGAATCCCTGGAAAGATAAGCGCTGTAATCCTGCGATCACTTCCGGCTGTACCTCGCCAAAATCACCAAAGGTACCGAGCATCCGCTGTAATTCTCTGGACAGGCCGCGGTAATCACCCAGTATTGTCTGAACTGACGACAAGTAATCATCTTCCAGGATTCGGCGCATTTGACCTCGAGCATTGACGGCCCACTGCAAATCGAATAAATCACCAGCCCTATCGGGGGCAGACTGAATCAGTTCTGCCATATTGCGCTCAGTTACGTCGAATGCATTGGACAGAAACTCTTTGTGCCTATCCTCCATCGCCTCCTGCAAATTTTCGTAAACATCATCCGCAGCCATTATTGAGCCTCAGGCTCCACCGGAAACTGACCGAGAACCTGCGTTGCACCTTCAATCTCAACGTGCGATTGGGCCAGCTTATCGTCATCTAGGACAAGGTCAGCAATCTGCTTGTCTATCTCTTGCGCAAGCGTGACTGATCTCACTCCGCTGGCTTTCATCTGCTGCAGGAACAAAAGCTCTTTGTCGTAGTCACGGATGTCAAACGAGTCAGGATAGAAAACCTCTACATCTGGCGTCACATCCAGCCAGTTACAGAAGTACGTCCACAGGTGCTCCTCGGCTAGTTCTAAAAGGTCAGCTTTCTCGGACAGCTTCGCATTAAGCATTTGGAACTCAGTCTGCATGGCAATGCCAGACATCGTCTTCGCATCGGTTCCACGAACTGCACCCATCTGAGCCATGCGGTTGATTGCTTCCACCTTGTCGCTGATTGAAGCACGTATGCTGTCGATGTTCTGACCAGACGGTTGTAGCAAGAACGGTGCCATCGTATCTGCCGCCTCATCAGGTACGTTAATCACGGAGCCTGCACCCGCGCTCGCGTCTGTGTCGTAGGTCTTCACAAGTGACGGATGGTTGCTTATGCGTATTAACTGCTCAATCTCAGACAGTTCAGAGTAGATAGCTTTCTGCATGTAAGCGATGTCGGACAGGTCTGATATGCCCACTCCCCTCGTCACACTGCGTTGTGCTGGCAGATAGACGGCTGGAATCTTGCCCAGTGGGTTGTCTATCTCGCTGATCATCTGCTCTTTGTCGCCGTCAGACTTCCACTGTTGAATGGTGTCTTTGCGCCAGATTCGGTAATAGCTGATCTTGGTCGTAGCGTTCTCGCGGTCTACAGCCTCACGCAGCTTCAAGTAGGTCAGTTCGAACCTACCAGATGATGTGCGCTCCCACTTCCAATCAAACACGTTCTCAGGCGTAAACAGCGACAGATATGGCCTTATCTCTTGTTCTAGCTCTTCGGCTCTCGTCTTCGCATTGGACTGTGGCTTATCCACAAGAATGTAGACGTGACCATAAACACTCGCCCAGATCTGCGCCTGCTTCATAAAGCTGTTAAGGCTTGCGCCATCTAGGTCAGCGTCTTTGATTAAAGCATCCAGAGCGGGATTGCCCGTCAGCGAGTTAAACACGCGAACAGGGGGAGTGCGCCACAAGAACGAGCTGTAGATGTGAACCACATTTCGGCAATGGTTATCCACAGGGGTCAGTTGGATGCGTCGTGCATACTCGTTCTCTGATTCGTTGAGATAGCCCGTCAGATAGCTGCCGTTCTGATACTCCTGCCCACCCAAGTACGACCGGATGTAAAATTCCCAGCGTGCCTCATTCGCGTCGTAATCTGGGTGTTGATATTCAATGTTCGATGCCATCAGCTCCACCTCACTGGTTGTTCAACTTCTCGCTGCTTCCTGATTGGGTACAGGTACTCAACCAGATACCCGAGTGCGTCATTCATGTGGTCATAGCCATCGTCCTTGTTGGGCTGGCTAGTTCCTTCCTTGTACGTCTGTCGCTCAAGCGAAGCGATGGTCTGCTTGCACTTAGGATCAACGAACAATGCCCTCACCCCACTTGTGGAGCGAAGCCTGCTGTTGACGCTGTTGATTCTGTCCCTGATTGCTGGATGACTATTTCGCACCTTCACCGCAAACCCTGCGTTCTGAAGGATTGATAGGTCTGTCCTCCCGCCCGCGCTGGTCTTTCTCTGTTTACTTGCTGGGTCGGGGTAGATAGTGATGCGTCTATCCCCATACCGCTGCCTGATCTCGTCAACCATCTCGTCGGTGTTTGACCCATAGATCACGATCTCATCCATTACTTTGATCTCGTTGCCCTCTCTTACACATACCGCTGCGCTCATGGGGTCGAGGTTAAAGTCCATGCCAATGTGTAAATCGTCTCCAGCATCCAGGACTGCTTGCACGCTCTCCTCTCTACTGAAAGAGTAGTAAATGATTCCGCTGTAATTAACAAAGCGTGCCTCGTATTCTTGCTGGAATGTCCGTTCGTCTAGGTCATTCCGCGCCGCCTCAATCTCTGCCGCCTCAACATTGCCGCCCTGGATGGTAGTATACTGGAAGGCCTTCCAGCCCTCCTCTTGGTCGACTCCTCGCGTCCATAGGTCATAGAAATGATTGCGCCCCTTAGGTGTGCCAATGAACAAAGCCCGCGTAGGACTATCCTCAGTATGCCGATCCGATAGCGATGGACGCAAAACTTCGTACCATGCTTCTTTTCGCATATCGGCGAATTCATCCATCACGACAAAATCTAACGCCCTGCCTCGCAAATTATCCGGCTTCTCTGCTCCTTTGAGCGATATACTGGATCCGTTGCGCAAGATGACCGATAAAGCGCTTTCGTTCTTTTTTACCACATAACCATCGGGAAGCGCGTCGTTAAGCATATCCCAGGCGATCTCTTTTGCCGCCTTGTAGGTGGGCGCTACGTACCAGCAGTTTTTCGACTTGCCACTTAACGCTGCGCGTATCAATTCATGAGTGGACAAGAATGTTTTGCCGAATCTTCTCCCAGCGACCACCGTTCTAAACCGTGAATCACTGAAAAAAATATCATCCTGCGGCTTAGTTAGCCTCACTTGCCCGCTCAATAACGATAGGCGGCAGATCCTGGGCCTCGGGTTCTTGTTGATCTGTTTGCCCTAACCAGTTCTTACCTAGCCATACCAACATTGTGGTATTGCCATCCATTGCAGCAGTGTATTGCTTGCGGCGTAGGCTCATTTTCCCGTGACTGGCCTTTTGCTTGAAATAATCCGAAAAACCCACCCCCTGCTCTCTTTTACAGGCGCTATTTAGCGTGTCGTAATCCACTCCCAGGATTGATGCCTGCTCCTCTCCAGTACAGTGAATCGCACACATTTTATCGACTTGATCCCAGTCGATTATCTTCAACGGTCTAGCCATGCTTTTTATAACTCTCGGGCACTATCATTGGGCAAGCGTGTTTCCAGTTCAGTCGGTGATGTAGTCTCCTAGCTGTTACGCCTAACTCGCTGATTTTCACGCAGGAGGGCGCATACATGACGCTGTAGAAGCTCTTGACGTATGTACCCAAGTCTAAATAGATGTCGGTCAAGCCGCCGTCATTAGCTTGTGTTTGTTTCTGGTGCAGCCTGATCCTGGGCGCTGTTATAAAAAGCGATCCTCGTAACCCATTTTCTGCATAAAGGTTCACATCTTCGTTGATCCTGCCCATGAACTTAAAGGGTCTATCAACGCTACAAAAAAAGCTGTTCATTACCTTACGGGCAAACTGCCCCCGCTTATGTAGTTTGGCGAGACGTGCCTCTCCACCACCTATGAAGTCCCCTCCCTGAGCCATAGCCAGTGTGGTCGCTCCGCTGTCTATGAAGTACTGCAGCATGGCTTCTATCACGCCATCGAGGGACTTGATCGTGCATGATTTAGTTATATATTGGCGGTCGTTGTCGAACGCATACCGAAAGTCTGTGTAATCGTCATCAAGCTCTAAAAAATAAGTGATGCCAAGCTGTTTTGCCACCGCGAATGTATAGTTCCTGGCGTATACAACGCTGTTTCGCTTACCGAAATTGTCCCCAGAGTCGGTAATGTCTATTGCCGCTTGCTTATCGAATACCACAACCTGATCTCCGTACATTTCTTTGTACCGCGGAATGTCGGCATCCTCGTTATCTACCATCAAGTAGATTCGGCCCGTATAGCCGTGTTTGCGCAGACAATTGTACGTATAGACTTTATCGGCGCGCCCATGCGTTAGTATAAGTACAGCGAAGTCTTTTCTATTCTTCATCTGGGTACTCTGTTGAATACTGAGACGATAGCTTTTCTGATAACGCTACGTAGCCATTCTCTATTGCCTTATCAAAGTCAATGATTACCAGGGCGCTGTTTTCCATCAGCTCCTGGCACTCCACGCTTGCGTTTGCGTAGTAGTTGGCGATCTCCTCAAAATTGAACACAACGTGCCGATTGGCGGCAGCGAGTAAAAACATCTTCTCGTCTGTGGGTAGATCGGATCTCGTTATCTGCTCACATAACTGCACTGCTTTAGAGTCGTCAAATAGTGATTGCACCTCTGGCTTTTCCCCAGTTGGCTCGTATACAGGAATCTCTACCTTCTGCGTATACGGGTTTTCAGAATCGGCGGCGACATCACTGTCAATCCGAATAGCAGCCAGCAAATCATCGTCCAGTGCCAGTACATCTATATCGAACTCTAGTTCCCGCAGCCTCTCGACTTCGAGGGCTAGAATGTCCGTATCCCACCCCCCGTTTTCTGAGAGCTTGTTGTCTGCTATCACATACGCTTTCTTTTGTGCCTCGGTAAGTCCTGCCAGAGTTATCGTAGGCACCAACTCCATGCCTAACTTCTGCGCCGCTGCAAGCCTGCCATGGCCTGCAATGATTCCATTGTGCTCGTCTAACAGTATCGGGTTGTTAAACCCGAACTCCTTAATGCTCGCCGCAACCTGCGCCACCTGTTGCTCACTGTGGGTGCGTGGGTTGTTTGCGTACGGAATAACGTCCGTTGTGGCTATGTATGCCACCTCAAGATTCTGATTCACTTTTTCGTTGCTCGCCTAACTGCTTTGCGTTCCGCTTCAGTGTATGAAGCCTTGCCTTGGCCCTTCTTGGTAGCTTTGTTCTTTGCTCTCGAACCCGCTGCTTTCTGTCCAGACGAGAGAGAATCCCGCGCAGCTTTCGGCAGATACCGGCCTTGCCCCTTTTCACCTACGTAGTCCCAGTCTTGGTCAGTCCAACGGCTTAGTGATGTTTCCTTCTTCGGGCCTTCGTACTTCCCGCCCATGTCTTTGTAATACTTCACTGCCAGTTGCGCAGCCCTGCCCGACCACTTGCCGCCCATCTTTCTCTTGGCTTTAGCCTTAGCTTTTTCCCATAGTTCGGGGTTCTTTCTTTTCGCTGTCTCTGCCATCAGTTATTGAAACTCTGCTTGGTTCTTCCAGGGGTGTCGTGTCGCTCAATCATGCTCTCAAGAGCGCGGATCTTACGCTCTGGCGGTAGCTCGTGATAGTAAAACAGTCGTCGGCTCGATCCCGTATGCGTTGCACCAGTATGCACCTCGCCATTCGCCATTGTATGCACTTGGCCTGCATAGATAGTGCCGTCACGGTTAAACAGTAAAACACCTCTCATTTTGACACCTGCTTAGTCTTTTCGTAGGTTCTCATCGCGCCCAATCCAAGCATCCCCATCAGGACGGGCATC